GCATGATGAACCGTAAGCCAAAAAACATTGCCGGGCAGATGGGAAAGCGCGCCTCTCAGCCTGCAAAGATGAATAAAGCTGCGTCTGTTGATCCGATCGAGCGCCTAAACCAGCGTATGGCTGGTCGCACTGAGGGCGGCAACAAGCCTAAAAAGCGCAAAAGTTTAATGAACAATTACGGGATGGTAGCATAATGGCCCAGGTATTGCCAATGGTTGCTCAGTTAGACAGCAGATATAAGACTTTGCAGTCTCAGCGTTCCCAATGGGAAAGCCATTGGCAGGAGCTGGCAGATTATATGCTGCCGCGAAAAGCTGACATTACCAAGAAACGCACCCAAGGTGACAAACGCACGGAGCTTTTGTTTGATGGTACAGCCGTTCATGCTGTTGAGTTGCTTGCGTCTAGCCTTCACGGCATGTTGACCAGCCCCAGCACCCCCTGGTTTGCCATGCGCTTCCGCGATCCTGGGCTCCAAGGCAGTGACGAGGCGAATGAATGGCTAGAAACCTGCATGGATCAGATGTACCAGGCGTTCCATCGCTCTAATTTCCAGCAAGAGATCCACGAATTGTATTATGATCTCGTTGTTTTTGGTACAGCTGCGTTTTACGTCGAGGGCGCAGACGATGGTTTGCGGTTTTCTTCGCGTCATATCGCTGAGATTTGCATCTCTGAGAACGCCGAGGGCCGTGTTGATACGGTTTATCGCAAGTTCAAACTGACTGCTCGGGCCATTGCCATGCAATTTGGTGAGGAAAACTGCCCTAAAGAGATCAAGAAAGACCTAGAGAAAGAGCCGTATAAAGAACATTCCATCATTCATGTTGCTTATCCGCGCGCTGACGCCAAGGGTCGAGCCAAGAAAAGCAAGCCGATTGCTTCTATTTACTATACAGCTGACACTCGCCAACTTCTTTCCGAGAGCGGGTTTGATGAATTCCCGTTTATGGTTACTCGCTTTGTAAAGGATAGCGTTTCAACGTATGGCCGCAGCCCTGCAATGAACGCGCTGCCTGATACCAAGATGCTTAATAAGATGTCTGAGACCACTATCCGTGCTGCTCAGAAACAGATTGATCCGCCTCTCATGGTTCCCGACGATGGGTTTATGTTGCCGGTTCGGACTACACCTGGCGCTCGACTACACCTGGCGCTCTAAACTTTTACCGCTCCGGCACACGCGATCGTCTTGAACCATTGCAGATTGGCGCGAACAACCCGCTCGGCCTAAACATGGAAGAGCAGCGCCGCAATGCAATTCGTCAGTCTTTCTTTGTCGATCAACTGTTGATGTCGAATGGCCCGGCCATGACCGCAACAGAGGTGTTGCAGAGGAATGAAGAGAAGATGCGGCTTCTTGGGCCAGTTCTCGGTAGACTCCAGGCCGAGTTGCTGCAACCGCTAATCTCTCGATCCTTTGCACTGCTCCTTCGGTCTGGGCTCCTCCCGCCTGCTCCGGAGGAGCTACAAGGCCAAGACATTGACATTGAATACGTTTCTCCGCTGGCTAAGGCGCAGAAGATGACTGACTTGCAGTCTATGCTTCGTGGCTTTGAGGTGTTGTTGCAGATGCAGCAGATTGCTCCTGTTATGGATTATCTTGATGATGATAAGCTTGTGCAGTACCTGGTCGAAACGACTGGTATTCCTGCGCGCGTTATCCGCAGCGACACGGAAGTAAAAGATCTTCGTCGCCAACGTGCCGAGGCTCAGGCCCAGCAAGCGCAGCAACAGCAGGAAATGATGCTTGCAGAGCAGGCTCAGAAGGCCGCGCCTATGGCAGAAGCGATCTCAACAGCTAGGGAGCGCGGTCAGATATGAACAAGGTAGAGGAATTAAAGTTAGCTTATCGTCGGACCTTTGGGACAGATGATGGCGCGCAGGTTTTAGGTGATCTCAAAAAGCGTTTTAGCTTTGAGACAACCACTTTTGTTTCTGGCGATCCACATCAATCAGCGTTTGCAGAGGGTCAACGAGCAGCAGTGCTTACTATCGTCAGAATGTTGGCCGAAGAACGCAGTCCCGAACAGGAAATCAAATGAACGAAGAGACAACCCTAGATACAGGATCTCAAGAAGTCGCAGAACCCGTTGTAATGGAGGCAGCTGCGGCTGAACCTGTTGCGCAGCCTGTTAGTGAAGCTCATTGGCTAGACGGTCTTGATGAAACGTATCGGCAAAATCCACTTATTAACAAGTGGGAAACATTAAACGATTTTGCTAAAACTCACCTAAATGCTCAAAAGCTTATTGGCGCTGACAAAGTGGCGATACCTGGCAAGTCAGCAACGGATGAAGAATGGCATAGCCTATATCAAAAGCTTGGCGCTCCAGAAGATCCACAGAAATATGACCTTGAGAAGACAGAGGTTTTTGACGATTCTTCTTTTGAAGCCTTTAGAAACAAGGCTTATGAGATCGGATTGTCCAATAAGCAAGCTAGAGAGATTGCAAACCTATACCAAGATCAGATAAGCACCGGCCGCGAGGCTCTTTCTCAGCGCGCAGAAGAGGCTCGGTTTAATGGTGAGCAGGAGTTGCGCCAAGAGTTCGGCCAGTATTTCGAGCAAAGGCTTACTCAGGCCCAGGCCGCTGCCCGCACAGTTATGGGCGACACCGCAATATTCGATGAAATACAGTTGTCAGACGGTCGCGTTCTAGGCGATCATCCTGACATTGTTAAGGCATTTTCCCGCATAGCAGAAATGATAGGGGAAGATGCTCTGGTCGGGGAACCGACCGATGTTGTTATGAGCGCAGGAGATGCTAAACAGCGTTACAATGAGATTGTGTCACCTAAGACACCTTATTGGGACCGGCATCATCCAGAGCACCAAAGCTTCATAGAAGAAGCTCTGCACTTGCGGTCATACTTTTAGTGGATAACCGATAGGCCCACGCCAACAAACCTGTGTGTCAGGTGGATTAGCTGCCCTAAGCAGCAGCAAGGCCTCTTCGGAGATAACCGAGCGCAGTAACATAAACTGAACCAAAGCTAAGGAATGACACAATGTCTACTCAAGTAACTACAGCTTTCGTCAATCAGTTTTCGTCAAACATCCAAATGCTGTCACAGCAAATGGGTTCTCTGCTGCGCAACGCGGTAGATGTCGAATCTGTAAACGGCGAAAAAGCTTTCTTCGACCAAGTGGGTGCTGCGGCAGCCCAGCTGCGTACAACCCGTCACGGAGATACTCCGCTTATCGACACGCCACATTCGCGGCGCATGGTAACTATGTCAGACTACGAATATGCTGACTTGATCGACGATCAGGACAAAATCCGCATGTTGGTAGATCCGACATCCACATACTCCCGTGCAGCTGCTGCTGCTATGGGCCGTGCGATGGACGATGTTATCATCGCTGCGGCTTTGGGCGACTCGCTCACAGGCAAAGATGGCGGCACAACAACATCGTTTGACACAGCAAACAATCAAATTGCTGCGTCTACTTCTGGCTTAACACTTGCCAAATTGATCCAAGCAAAAGAAATCTTGGACTCAGGCAATGTTGATCCTTCAATCAACCGTTATATCGCTGTGTCTCCTAAGCAGGTCACTGACTTGTTGAACAACACAACAGTAACGTCTAGCGATTACAACACTGTAAAAGCTTTGGCGATGGGTGAAATCAACACATTTGTTGGATTTAACTTCATTGTTTCCAACCGCTTGGGCGTCGATGGTTCAAGCGATCGCCGCTGCTTTGCATGGGCTGAAGATGGTATCAAAGTCGCTATGGGTAAAGAGCCTACAGCGCGGATTGATGAACGTGCCGACAAGTCTTATGCAACTCAAGTTTACTACTGCCAAACTCTCGGTGCTACCCGTATGGAAGAGAGCAAGGTCGTAGAGGTCTTGTGCGAAGAAGCATAAAATTGAGGGGGCGGTTCGCCGCCCCTTCTTTTCAGATGGAGATAGCTGATGACCAGCGTTGTAGATATTGCCAATTATGCCCTAAACTCTTTAGGGGCTTCTAACATTACGTCCCTTGGCGAAAACAGTAAGCCAGCCAGGATTGTTAATCAGCGTTACGAGGCAGTGCGAGACAGCGTTTTTCGGTCTCACCCTTGGAATTGCTTGATACGAAGAGCGGAGCTTGCACAAGAAACAGCCGCGCCTGTTTACGGGTATGCTCGTCAGTATGCGTTACCGTCTGATCCATACTGCCTTCGTGTGCTACAGTTCAGCAATGGCTCGATGACTTTCCCGTATGACAACATGCGCAGCAACAGCGACACGCCTCCCTTTATCATAGAGGGTCGGAAGCTACTGACGGATGAAAACACGGCAAAGATTAAGTACGTTGCTCGCATTACAGACCCGCAGCAATATGACGCCGGTTTGGTTGAGGTCTTGGCTTCACGCCTGGCCTATGAGATTTCTTATGCAATCACCGGATCAACTACTGTTCGGCAAATTGCTGCGGCTGACTTCGATCGTAAGCTAAAGGATGCTCGTTTCGAGGACGCTACAGAAGGCGCACCGGAGCGGATTGAAGCGAGTGACTTTATTGAGGCGAGGTTCTAAATGGCTCGTTCTGCCCCAGCGATCAGCACGTTTACATCTGGCGAGATCTCTCCGCGCCTTGAGGGCCGTATTGAGATTGAAAAGTATCGCTCTGGGTTATCTGACTTAACCAACATGATTGTGCAGCCACACGGGGGTTTGACACGCAGGCCAGGCACAGAATACCTGGGTGCTGTTAAGGATAGCTCCGTCAAGACACGGCTAATTCCCTTCCAGTTCAAAACCTCTGACACTTATATATTAGAGTTTGGCGACCAATACATGCGGGTTTTCCGCAACGGGTTGCAAGTTTTGACAGGATCGGAAAAGAGCATTACGGGTGCAACTAATGCAAGCCCTGTTGTTATTACTAGCGACAGCCACGATTACAGCGACGGTGATGAAATCTACCTAGACGGGGTAGAGGGCATGACTGAGCTAAACGGCCGCAACTACATTGTTGCCAACAGCACAGCAAACACCTATTCGCTCCAAGATTTGTTTGGCAATGACATTGATTCAACCAATTACACAACCTACACTTCCGGCGGGGCTACTGACGAGATATACCAGCAAACAACGCCGTATGCTGCGGCTGACATTTTTGATCTACGCTTTGCTCAGTCTGCGGATGTTATGTATTTTGCGCACCCGAGCTATGCTATCCGTACATTATCCCGTACCAATCACAATGCTTGGACGTTTGCCACTCCGTCTATTAACGAGAACAATACGCCAGTTCTCACTAGCACTGACAACTATCCTAGCGTTGTTACCTTCTTTGAGCAGCGCCTTGTGTTTGGGGCAACTAACAATAACCCACAGACTTTGTGGTTTTCTAAAAGTGCTGACTATTTAAACTTTCACACCGGAACCCATCCCGATGATGCTCTGATATACACTATTGCATCAAACCAGGTAAACAATATTCGTTATCTTTCGGCTACGCGGGTACTGACAATAGGTACTTCGGGCGGCGAGTACGTCCTAACAACAACGAATGATGGGCCAATTACTCCAACAACCACTCAGATCCGCAAGTATTCTAACTACGGTTCTGCAAATACTGAGCCTGTCCAGGTTGCGGATGTTACGCTTTTCTTGCAGCGGGGCAATCGAAAGGTCCGTGAGTTTAAATATGTTGGTGAGGTTAATACTTCTGGTTATCAAGCGCCTGATATAACTGTCCTGGCAGAGCATATTACTGAGGGTGGCATTGAAGGGTTCGCTTACCAGCAAGAGCCAGAAAATATTGTTTGGTGTAACCGTGCCGATGGCACACTTTTAGGCTTAACGTATCGCCGCGAAGAGTCTGTTGTTGCCTGGCACAAGCATGTAATCGGCGGCACATTTAACGGCGGTCAGGCGGTTGTAGAAAGCATCTCAACGCTTCCAACAGACACCGGCAACGACGAGCTTTATATGATTGTTAAGCGCACAATCAATGGTCAGACAATGCGCTATGTTGAGGTCATGAAGGACTTTGACTTTGGTAGCGATACAACCTCTGCGTTCTTTGTTGACAGTGGGCTTGTCTATGCCGGTGGCGCCGTATCAGGTTTTAGCGCGATGTATCACCTGGAAGGCGATGATGTTTCTATCCTGGCTAATGGTGCAAGCCACCCTGACAAGACTGTGTCTGGCGGTGCAATCTCACTAGATTTCCCTTCCACCAGCGCGGCGATTGGGTATGGCTATACATCAAGTATGCAGACCTTGCGCCTTGAAAGCGGGTCTCAAGATGGCACTTCTCAAGGTAAACCTAAACGAATTCACGGCATTACAATTCGATTGCTTGAAACTGTTGGCGTTGAAATCGGAAACGATGCTGGTGAAATAGACCGTGTTTTCTTCCGTGATAGCTCAATGGCTATGGATGAAGCTGTGCCTTTGTTTAGTGGCGACAAGGACATTGAATTCCAGGGTGGGTTTAATGACGATGATAGGATATACTTGCAGCAGACACAGCCGTTACCACTTACGATCTTAGCGTTGTACCCAAGAATGAATACGTTTGACAAATGATAGCAGCACCCCTCACCAGAGCGCACGTTTTGTACGCCTCTAAGAACGCACCTAAGCAGAATGATGCGCAGCTTGGTCTGGTCCTTGCTGCCCTTCCTACGTTTACGGTTCCGGGCAGGGGCTTGGCGTTTCTGGGCGATGGTAAGGTTTATGCTGTTACTGGCTTGGCTCCGTTATGGGATGGAGTTTCAGAGGCTTGGTTCATACCAACGGAAGACATGCAGCATAAGAAGGTGCAGACAATACGTCTTGTTCGCCGTGAGCTAGACGCAGCGATTAAAAGATTAAAGCTGCGCAGAGTGCAGGCTGTTGTGCGCTCAGACTTTGAGGGCGCTCACAAGCTGGCTAAGTTCTTGGGCTTTCAAAGCGAGGGCTTGATGAAACAGTATGGGCCTGACGGTCTTGACTATGTGAGGTACGCAAAATGGACCCATTAACGGCACTAGCCATTGGCCAAGCAGGCCTGTCAATATTAGGCGGCATTAACCAGCAATCTGCTGCTGATCGTGCAGCCGAGGCGCAGAAGGCTATCGGTGAGTTTAACGCAAAGATCATCGAGCGTGATATAAACCTTCTGGAAAACCAACGCACCATTATTAACAACAATGTGTTGATCTCAAACACGCGGAAGCGGATGCAGTTTCGCAAGTTGCAGGGCGAGGTTGTTGCAAACTTTGCTTATGCCGGAATCGACATTGCGGTGGGAACCCC